GTGATCACCGCTACCGCCGGACAGGAAGACGCAGCAGTCCAGTCTGCGATCACCGCTCTGATGGGCGCAGGCTATCAGGCTGACGGCATCGTCATGACTCCCGCGATGGCTTCCGCTCTTGCGGCGATCAAGTACAGCGGCGTTCCCGCGTTCCCCGAGCTGGCATGGGGCGGAAATCCCGAGCGCGTGAAGGGTCTCGCATCCGACATCACCACGGCTCTGGCCTTCGACTCCAGCGCAGACGATGCACTGGTCGGCGACTTCACCAACGCCTTCAAGTGGGGCTATGCGAAAGACATCCCGATGGAAGTCATCGAATACGGCGATCCCGACGGCGCAGGCGACCTGAAGAGATACAACCAGGTCTATCTCCGTGCTGAGGCCTACATCGGCTGGGCTATCCTCGATCCGAACGCGTTCGGCATCGTGAAGTAATTCGCCTATGTTCAAGTACCGGCACAAAGACACCGGCGTGATCATTAACACACCGGCACGGGTCGAGTCACCGAACTGGCTCGAAGTAGTGCCGGAAAAGACTGCACCGAAAACGCCGGCGAAGAAAAAGACAACGACGAGAAAGAAGGTGCAGAAAGATGGCGACGTACACAACGATTGACGACATCACGACCCTGTGGCGGGCGCTGACACCGGCTGAGACGACACGCGCAGAGGCACTGATCCCTGTGGTCGAGGACACGATCCGGATGTACGCCAAGCAGAGGAAGAGAGACCTTGACACCATGATCACAGACGGCGACATCTCGCTCGAAGTGTTTAAGAGCGTCGTGGTGCAGGTCGTCGGACGGACACTGACGCAGGACACAGCCGGTGAGGCTATGTCACAAGTATCCCAGTCTGCGTTAGGGTATTCCGTCTCAGGCACCTATCTCGTTCCCGGCGGCGGTGTTTTCATCAAGCGATCGGAGTACGCGACCTTAGGACTGCGCACACAGCGTGTGGAGGCTCTTGAGCTCTTCGGATCTCCGGACAGGTGGTGATCCTGATGGCATTCACACCCATCCATGGCATCACCGTCAAACTGCATGAGCTGACGGTCGACAGTTACAACGCTTTTAATGAGCCTGTTTATGTCCAGACCGTGACCGAGGTCGAGAACGTGATCGTGGCACCTGCATCCGAGCAGGAGATCCTCGACACGATCAACCTCACAGGAAGAAAAGCAGTCTACACGCTCGGCATCCCGAAGGGCGACACACACGCATGGACGAACACCATCGTGGAATTTTTCGGCAGACAGTGGCGCACGATCGGAGAGCCCACAATGGGCATCGACGACATGATCCCGCTGAGCTGGAACAAAAAAGTGAGGTGTGAGTCACTTGTCGAAGAGCCAGAATCTCAAGATTGAACTCAACTATGCAGCAGTCGGCGAACTTCTCCGCTCCGAGTCGGTAGCGTCCTACCTGATGAGCGTGGCGGGAGGAGTCGCCTCTGCCGCTGGTGAGGAATACGACACCATGCAGGGGTACGACCGTGTGAGCGTGATCGTCAAGCCTGCGACGCGCAGAGCAGAGCAGGACAACTACGACAACAACACCCTGCTGAAGGCAGTAGGAGAACAGGAGGCACAGACATGATCATAGAAGAGGCTCTGATCACATATTTGCAGAACGCACTCGGTCAGTCGGGTCTGCCTGTCTATGCTATGACACCGAAGCAGGATGTCCCGCGCAATTACATCGTCATCGACAAGACAGGCTCAGGGCGCACCAACGGCATCGACCGCGCGACCATCGCGATCCAGTCCATCTCCTCCGACAGTCTGCTGAAGGCTGCGGAGATCAATGAGGACGTGATCACGGCGATGGAACAATTCACGACGATGACCAACATCTTTGGTGTGCACCTGCAGGCTGACTACAATTTCACCAACACCGCAACAAAACAGCACCGCTACCAGGCGGTCTATGAAATCCACTACAAACGATAGGAGGGAAACCAATGGCAACAGCTTCCAATGTTTCCGCAGGCAAGCCGAAGGTCGCAGGCGCGATCTACGCCGCTCCTCTTGGCTCCACGCTTCCGACTGACGCGACGACCGCACTCGACGCTGCATTTGTGTCTCTTGGCTACATCAGCGACGCAGGTGTGACTGAGTCCCAGAATGTCGACACCAGCGAGACCAAGGCATGGGGCGGGGACACTGTTCTCACCATCAACAACGGCAGGACCTTCACCGTGCAGTTCACGATGCTCGAAGTGAAGAACGCCGACGTGCAGAAAATGGTCTACGGCGAC